GTTTACACTATCCCCAGCTACTTTGCCTGTACCAGTTGCAGCATTAACCGTGATGTTAGTAAGTGAGTTGTTAGAGAGTTCGATAATTGTATTACCGTTAGCTGTGACCGCACTAGCAGGAACTGTGTAGGTTGGATTAGGGTCTGTAACAAACACATACCGATGATTAGTCAAAATATCAGTAATTTGTTTTTGCAGTTTGCCAAGTGCGCCTAATACGCTATCTGCTGCACTAATCGCCGCATTTGTAACAAGGCTTAAATCTGTCAAAACCGTATTACGCACACGCTCATCCGTAAAGTATAAATTAGCAGAACCTTCAGTAACGGTATCTGTGGTGCTTGCCGTGGTTGTACCACCACTTACCCAACCATCTTGAGCATCCCAAATATAATAAACTGCATCATTATCGCCGCCTGTATCAACAATGGCATAATCACCGTCTAAACCTGTAGGGATTGCTGTTTCTAATGCGACTAACGAGGCGTATTTGCCGCGATAATGTTGCACATAAGCCGAGGCATCTAATTTGCTTGCTAAAGCATCATGTAACGCCTTACCCTGTTTAGCCGATAAAGCGTCAGTAGTGCTGGTAGATGTTAAATTATCCACTACGGTTACTTGGGCTGCGCCCTCTGGTAATGTGGAAGTTGGTGCGCGGAATAAAACACCACCTCGTATACCTATAATTTCATCCCCAGCTAAAAATTCCAGTACCTCTGGTAGCTCATTTGGGTATTGACCTGATGCGGCCATATTGTTCTCCTAATAAAGAGGCTCGCAAGAGCCTCTTTCTATTATTGTACAAATAAGTAACCACCAGGGCCGTTCACTAAAGGAGCCCCGCTAGGGGGACACCAATAGCGTATTGGATGGGATACCAGCAGTGTAGCTGATGGTCAATTCATCAGTACCTTCTAGGTCTGTAGGTACAGCCATGAATGTAATAGTTGTGCTTATAACGTCTTGGGTATCTACAGTAGGGGTACTGATGTGGGCTTTTGGCATACTTAAAGTAACACGTGGAGTGTTTGTCGCACCACCAACTGCGATATTTAAGGTAAACTCTGCAGTTGTGTCTAAAACTGAGTTAATCATGTCTTGTATTAACTGAGCTGCATCTGTTTGGCTACCAGAGCGTAGGTATGCGTTTAAGCTACCAGTAACGGAGCGAACACCAGTAAAGTGACCAATCGGTAAGTTTACAACACCTAACTCATCAGGAGTTAAGAATGTAACATTGTTGTTGATGATAATCTCACCACCAGTGATTGGAATGTTATAGATACGTTGAGATGCTGTACCTGGGACTGCTGTGTTAATTTCGACAGCAAAGTTTACAGTTGCGTCAATAGCTGCAAACAGCGTACCGTCTACGATGCTAACGGCAGAAGTTGTACCATAAGTCTTGCTACGTAGGGTAATTCGCTTATTGGTATAGTCTACTTCAACAGTTGCACAGCATACACGTTCAGCGATGAATTCTGCTAAGTCTTCTACTGTTGTTGAAGCTGCTACCGCAGCAAAGGTGTAAGTAGTAGGTGGTAAGATGCCATCGCAAGCCACAGTAAATGTGTAATTACCATTAGCTAAACCCAATAGCGTACCTGCGGCAAAAGTAGTAGTACCAGCAAAGTTGATAACCTGTTTACCGCGTGTCTTGTCGTACTGACCAGACAAGTAGATTGTAGTTAGCTTGTTCTTAATGAACTGAGCGCAATCTGGAACTGGTTTGAAGTTGCCAACAGATGGGAAAGTTGCACTTGTTACAGTATCCACTTCGGTAATGATTTTACCCTGACCCTGCCACTCAATCATAGCGATAGAGTTGATGTCGAAAGCGATACGTGCCTGCCCAATAACGGTTTCTTCAATCATATACTTGATATTGCCGTAGTCTACGAATAAGTATAGCTTGTTCAGTTCATGTACGTTAGAGCCGTCAAAGTCGATAGCTACACCAGTTGGGCCAGAAACAGCGTTAGTGCCTAAAGTATCTTTACCAACTAAGCCTTCCCATAAAATGCGTTCTGGACAGTCATGGTTGCCACCTTCAATGTATGGTCGGATGTACGTGGAGAAACGAATCTCCGATGGGTTCAATTTCACGTTGAAGCGTTTAGAACCACGGGCGGGTGCAGCACCTGCCTCATCAACAGACACGTCTGCTGTTTCTGTTGTTTGATTGAACTGGAATCCTGCCATAACACGAACTTCGTGGGTATTGCTAGGTGTGAAACCAGTTTTAACGCTAGAGACATATACTCGCGCGTCACGTTGTAGATTAAAGGACATATTATATCTCCGTTTCTTTTAATTAACCTGATATTGAACTACAGCCACTATCTCACCTACACCATGTGGAGCGAGCAAGCCACCATCTGTATCTATACTTATAATTCTTATATCTGTTGTAGTACACCCACCTGTAAAGATAGGTAATGAGCCTGCTTTGTCTCTCAGTATCTTTTCTATGTCTACTAATATGACTTCTAAGTCATCAATAGGCTCGTCTTCACTTTTAACGTAAACACGTATATTAGTTGTTACAAAGCCCCACTCGAAACTACCTGGCAGATATTCCCTGACCTCGTTCGTACAAACTATAGATACAAACGGGAAATCGTTTACTTCATCCCAGAATTTGAGCTTAGGCTCTACGTTACCGTGCAGGTACAGTAGAGAGTCTCCTATCTCTTTAGCTAGGTTCTTTTGTATAGCCTTTCTAGCTGTACCTTGTGTTAGCATTTTACATACTCCCGTACAACAGCTATGTCACTTAGTTTGTATGCTTTATTCTCGACCCAGCCTGCTGGTATGTCAAAATACACAGAATTGGCTTTTGGTTCTACAAATATGTCTAAGTGGGTAACAACCAACTTATTAACATACAGTAACATAGCCTGAATTGTTTTTGCACCACCTATCACTATACCTGTTGGATATCTACAAAAGGTAGATTCTGGTGTGTGGCAAATGTCGTCCGCGTTAGGTAGTTTACTACCTGAACCTAACTGGATAATGGTTCTTTTAGGCAGCTTAGGTAGACCTACAATAGTATTAGTACCTGCTATAATAGTCTTACCGTAAGTGTATTGTTTAAAGTGTTGGAGGTCTTCCGTACAGTGCCATGGCAGTACAGAACCTTCCCCAATAATACCGTTATTTGCTATTGCAATAATTGCTTCCATTCTATACCCTTGTAGTTACCACTGAAGTTATTTTCATGACCTCAAGAAGTAAGCGTCTTATTGCTTTAGTAATTAAGCGTCTAGGGTCTAAACCCATATGCCCTAACTTACCACCAGGCTCGAAAGTCTCATACGGTCCTAACATATAGGTATAAGCCACGTTAGCGGCCTGTTCTCTTGTGGCGGTTAGACCAACAATAGATACAGACTTAGCGAATCGGCCAGTCCTGTAGTTTAGTTCCTGCGGTCTACCCATCGTAGCACGTACATAACTGTAAATCAGCTTGTTCAGAACCATCATTAAGCTAGCGCTGCTGATGAACCTGCCGTTGTTAGTGAACCTACCTGCGGATGATACGCCTAATGCTACTTTAGCTTGCGTCTTGCCCTCTTTCCTAGCCTTAGTAGGCTTGTTGGATTTAGGCTTGGGGGGAGACCTCTTCGGGTCGCCTAGAGCTTCCTTAATGGCGTCTGACACTATTTCCTGTACACTCTGAATGGTATCGTTTACAGCAAAGTCTCTAACTAAGGTTTGCAACTCACGCTGTAGCTGTGGTAAATTACCACCAGTAGCGTTTATGACGTAACCTGCTGTATGGTTTCTCTTAGTGACCTTAGTGTGGTTATTAAACTCAATGCTGTGCTTAATTTCCTTAATGCCACGGTCTATCATGGCAAGGGTGTTATCTATGTTGGGATTACCTGTTTGAGGCATAGCAGCACTAATGGCTAGAGCTTCAGGAGAGTAATACACCTTACGAGACATACCACGGCGGGCTACATCAAGGCTTGCTTTGGTAAAGTCCCTATCGAACAAGTCGCCCTGTTTGTTAGCGGCCTTGGCGTTGCGAAGCAACTGTCTGGCCATGCGTTCTGGGCCGTACCGCTCCTCGAACATAAACTCTGTTTCTGAAATCTTAGTACCACCAAGCTCCGTAGCTACAGTAGCGTACTTCATACCAGTCTTGGGTAGAATGCGTTTAAGGTCCGAAATGTCAAGAATGTAAGCAGGTTTGCCGTTTGTAGCACGTTGAATCTCTTGTTCTACTAAATTCAGCAAGTCCTGTGCGTTCATAGAGCCATCCTGTAAGAATCTAGCACTACTGCAATGTGGTTAGGGAGTCTGTGGATAGGCTGAGCAGGGTAAGTCATAGTGTCCTGACCACCTACGGTCTTGGTTAGGGAGTGTTCCTGCTTGATTTGCTTTTCCACCAAGTCGGCAATAGCCATCTTAATGTCATTAGGACACTCAGCGTAACCACCTTTGTAGGTTACCCTTAAGAATTTGCTATCCCTAGAATCAGTAAAGTTATTACCATCAGTAGATTCAATACAGCCAATAGGTTCATCCACATAGAAAGCCCCTAACTCCTGATACACGCCCTCTGCATCCTTATATTTCACAGATACCACTTGACGAATTGGCCATTCCCTGACGTTTACAAAGTGCGTATTTCCTGCAAAGTACTCTACAGCGTCTGTAGCGTAATTTTCAGTCAGGTTACGGCTAAGGTACTGCCGTACAAAGTCTGAGACAGCGTGTAGGTTTATAGTCAGCCTGCCATCTTCATTTTGATTAGCGATGTTTTTCCCTTTAAAGGTCTTATACTCCTCAAGAGTCAATAAATGTGACATTAGCACCTCCTACTATTTATCAGTGTATCTCAGTAATAAAATAAACTGATAAATAGCACTGCGAGGTGCGCAAGCACCTCGCAATTGTTACTTAAGCAGCGTAACGAACAGCAGCTACACCACCGTCTTCCATCTCAACCATGCCGAAACGGCGGGTTGCGACGATTAACGTAGCGTCTTTCTTGATGTCCATCTCTGTTTTTACAGTTAAGCCACGTAGGTTACCTACCATGTAGTTACGCATATTAACTACGATAGCAGCAACAGCGTTCAATGCCTTCGGCGCGAACTCGTCGGAGACGATAATGCGCGAGCCGTTGATTACAGCAACTTGACCTTGCAAGATGGTTGCTTTGTCTGGGCCGACATCGAAGTATTTACGCATATCAGGGTCTTCCAATAGGTCATAGTAACCTTCAGTAGACACGATGTAAACAACGTCTTGTGGACGAATACCGAATACACCAATCTCACGACGAGTTTGCTGTAATTTCAATGCTGTCAACTTGTCGCCACCACCAATAGACAATGTAGTTACGTTACTTGCGTCGATAGCGTACTGTGCCAAGCCTTTGATTGGGTCGGCTTTAGTAGCACCAACACCACGCAATAAGCTACGGTCAGAACTACGTGCCATACGGCGTACTAAGTTGTCGCGGATGATAGGTACAATAGCTAAGATTGTGTCTTCATCTTCTTCTTCACCAATCAAATCAGCGGCAGAGAGCTTGTGAGCTGTCAACATGATTTCTAATGGGCGATTACCGCTGTTTACGGCTGCTGTGCTGTTGTCAGTCTTGAGGTCATCAACACCGATGTAGCTGGCATAATCTTGCTCTGGAACTACGGGGATACGAACAACGGCTGTGCTCATATTCATAGCGCGGAACAAAGGCTCAACAACTAATTCACGACGAACGTCCATCCAGAAGTTGGTCTCGAAAGTGGTTTCCCAGTCTGCGCTGTTTACAGTGTGAGTGCCTGGGATGTGAACGGCTGTGTTAGTACCGTCAAAGCCTGCTGCTTTTTGCTTTAATTCAGCACCAAACTTGGTGTCAAACACGTCTTTACGCAAAATAGCTGCAAGCAATACTGCATTGCTTTGGTCTACTTCACTTACTGGGCCTTTTGCGGTTACGCCAGTAGAATGTTGCATCTTGCTTGTCTGAGCAGCTAAGGCTGCTTTCTGAGCTTCGATTTCTTCTTTGTATTGCTTGATAGTAGCCATTAAACCGCCTTCTTCAAGAGAGGCTTTAATGTCGTCTACCAACTTAGTGGCTTGTTCTGCACTAGCAGATTTAACCATATCAGCAACCTGAGCGGCTAAGGCAGCTTGTTTAGCAGCTTCAGCAGCTTTTGCAGCGTCAGCTTGAGCCTCTTGCGATTTGATACGGGTTAATTCTTCTTGTACTGCTTTTGCTACTAACTCAGGAGTAGTAGCTTGTTCATTTGCTTGAGGCATTTTATGCTCCTTTACTTCACTTGATAATGATTTAATTACTTGGAAAACGGCGTTGGGGTTACATGGGACTGAAACCACCGAGATTTCTACCAGTTCTAACTTTGTTATGATGTAAGCGTCTTCACCCTTATCATACTCAATGTCCAACATTCTGAAGCCTACCGAGAAGCTCTTAATGACACCTGATTTAACGGCATCAAAGACTTTCTCATTTAGACTGCGCTGTAGTTTGATTCTAACATACAAGCCACCCTGCTTAACCTCTAACGACTCACAAACGCCGATTGGTTGTTTGTGGTCATGGTAGGCCAGGACTATAGGGTTTTTTAAGTAGTTAGCTTGGGCTTCTGGGTCTGCCCATGTAGTTCCTGGGATAATATCCCAAGTACGGTCTTTATCATCTGTGGACGCAAATCCCTCAATAGTCAATTCGTCAGATGAACTTTCGTTTTCGGCTTTGGCAACCACGGCGAATGTGTTACCAAATTCCAACAGGGAGGCCTTAACCTCGTCTATATTCTTATGTTTCATTTGTTGGTCTTCCTCCCTGTGAAGAGTCGTTAGCGGAACCAGCTATATTAACAGGTAAAATTAGGCTATCAGCAAAGTCTTCATTACTTGCTGCATACCGTAATTCCTCTCTAGCCTCGTTTCTAGTTAAGATGCCCGAATTAACAAGAGTTTGTAAGCTCTGAGCTCTACTCTTATCATCAGGTAACATAGCAGGTATTTCTGACAAGACCAACTTCAGGTCTATACCGAAGTAGCGTTCTAAGGCGAAAACTATCTTATCCATGAGAGGAATAACAGTAAGCTGATAGAACATCTTCAGATTGTCGTTAATAGCACTAGCTGTACCAGGGTCTAATAAAACTGGGGGTACACCAATAGCCTGAAGTATACGGTACTCCCTTGCTATCAGTGAGGTGTCATAATCCAGGTCTTTATTCGTTTGCTTGCTAAGGTTGTCCAGCGTAACGTCACCGTCTAGGATAATTGGCTTATTAGCCCCAGTGTCTGGCCGAAAGGCTTCTAACTCTTTGGCATAGCGTTTTTTAGTCCTATCCCCAAGTAAGTTCTTGGAATGGAGTACAATACCTAATACAGTGCTGTTTTTGAAGTAATTACGCTGATAAGTATTCATCTTGTCGATAATAGACAATGACTGCAAGGCCGCTGCTAATCGTGATGTTCCGATGTATGGGTTAGTAGCTGAGCCGTACTTGATACGAATAACCTCATCTGGCTTAAAGCGTATCTCCTCAGAGTTTGGGGTATAGATATACTCCTCAACCAGTCTTATTGGCCCGGCCTTGACTTTCATGTAAATTACGGGCAAACGCCAGAGGCTAGCACCGTCAAAATACAGGTAAGCGTTTCCTGTCAACAACAAGTCAATGACCAAGCCGTTCAGTAGTTCTGAACGGTCCTGGTCGGGGTTTGGTGCGACGTTTAATAGGTTGTGCAGGTTATTGGCTCGGTAAGTCGGATACAGCTTCTTGAATACAGGAACGTAGCCTTCCAGTTTGTCACCTACGTCAATAGGTATGGCGGAGGCACAGTCTGCGACCATGTTCACGCCCCTATTAACACACTCGAATAAGCTATAAGCGTTATACAAGTTGAAAGAGTCTCTAACGTTGGTCGTATGTTCCGACTTGTAGTCTGAGCCTTCCTGTGGTGGCATAGCCTTTTCATGCAAATTAAGCAGAGTTTTTAGTTTCTCTAGCATTTCTTAGTACCACCCAGGCTTTTTGTTTGTTTGCTGTAGCGAGCGGTGGAGTCGCGCCATATATGTTGTGCAGCATTTTGTGATGCATGCTACATAGGGTGGCGCAGTCCTCGACTACCTCGTTCCAGTGGTCTTTATAGAAGAGTTGGCGTAAAGACATGATTTCTTCTGCTGAAGTGGGTGGAGACACCTTATTGGCTAGCTTCCACCGCGTCCAGAGTAAGTCCATACTGTTATAATGATGGTACTGTAGGTTTTCAGATGTGCCGCAGATATCACATGAGTCTGCTTTTCTGTACAAGGTTTTTATACCGTCTCTAACGTACTTGACTTCCAATCTTTTTAGGTCGTTCACTTATTCTTTCTCCTTTACTATAACTATACTTTACTATAGTTCTGCAAATATGTCAATTGTGTCATTTCAACTAAGGTCGAATTCGTGACGGTGGCTATAGATAGCATAGCGAATAGCATCAGCGGTGTGGATATATTTGTTGTGAACTAGCTTTTCGAGCGAAGATTTCTTATCCCATAATACGTTTCTTAGTACGGTAATAACTTCAGCGCAGGAACGGTCGACAAACAAACGTCCCTGTTGAAAGAGCGTGTTAAGTAAACTAATACCGTCTACCACTGACTTATTGGCGTTCATGCAACTAATGTCGTACAATTCTGCTAAGTCGTAACGGGTCTGTGCTGCCGCACTATCAATGTAGATTGATTCAGCCTTGTAATGGTCTAATGTGTAACGTAGCTTTCCAGCTATATCAGCAGTACTAACTTGCTTTACTTCCCAGCTCTCGACTATACAAGCCTTTGTAACATGACCATCCTGCCAAAGCCCGACAACTACACAAGCCGTAGGGTCTCTATAGCCTATATCTAAGCCTATAACGTAGGTTTCAAATGGTAGGTCGTAAGACTCAATGATACACTCATCGCTAAAGCTACCAAAAGCCTGGCCCTCAAACACGGTAAAGTTGGCTTCATACTCTTGCGAAAAGGTATTGGCGGGCATCCCCGCTTTCGCTTCAGCGATATCGCGGGGGTCCGCCCGGGGGTTATCCTGCCAGGTAGAGTGGATAGAAATCCAGTTAGCGAACTGGTCTGAGAAGCCCCTGTCGTAGAACTCTTTAAAGTAATTATCACCACGTGGGGTAGAGATAAAGATACACTTAGAGGTCAAACGGTCTAGGGTTGGCCGTAGTGCGACATCAAAAGCGTCTTTACCTTTCTCGTGTAGCGCGGCCTCGTCAAAGATGATTAAGTCGTACGACCGGCCAACGGCCGAGTCGGCTCTTTCCGCAGAGGCTAGCTTAATCATCGCGCCAGTCTGCGTGACAATCTCTCTATCGCGTGTATTGCTCTTGGTCAGGTTCATACCCACAATGCCGAAGTTCTTAATCTGCAAGTCCCAAGAGATATTCGCAAGCGAATAGTCAGGACAGATGATTAGGATATTGGCGTTAGGTTTTAGACTAACCATCGTAGCGAGGATATTTGCCGCTATTGTCTTGCCTGTTCTACGCGAGAGACAGGCGGTGATAAAGCGGTATTTTGGATTTAGGAAAGCGTTAATCAGGGCAATCTGCGGTGGGATTAGCTCTGTATAGCCTAGAATAGCGGACAGCTTCTCTATGCTGGTCGTAGGGTACAAACGCTCAGCGTATTTCTCTATGTGTGTGCTAGAGACATCACTTCTGGAGATTTTCATTCTTGTATCGCCTGTAACACCGCGGGCAGCCCGATATTAACCTGAGTATTCGAGACCTTGGCCGGAGTCTTGCTTTCTGACAATTTAATCTTTAGTTTCAGTTCCTCCATGCGCATCTTGTGCATGGCAGCGATTATCTCAACAGGGTCTTTAGAGGTGGTTATACCTGCCTCTTCCAGGAATTGGATGCGGTCATTGAGTAGCTCCTCCATCTTTTCGTACAAGAGGTCTTCTGTCGCGGTAAGCACAGTAATCGCTTCAGGTTTGTTTATGGCTTTAGCCACGTCGAGCTTGGGTATGCCGAGAGCTTGGGCTGTCCTATTGATATTGCGAGCATTGTCGAGATACGCGTCGAGGATGTCCTCCTCGCTAACCTCATTATTTTTTATTACCTGTAACATGATTTTTCCTCCAGTAGTTAATTTATAGTATAACAGGTTGATTCAAAAGTAAAGTGCGTGATTCCAGACAGGTTACGCATTGCTTATTATGCGCCTATTGTGGCAAGAAATTTTATAACCTTTGTGCGTGGGGGAGTGTGTATGCTAAAAATAAAACTAGGGTGGTATCCTAACCGCCCTAGTGTAAATATGTTAGTGAATTATAATAAGCTAATAATCAGGCTAGTTATAGCTTTTTCAGTTAAAGGCTTATATATTTTCACATATAGCTTGTCATTAGCTTTGTAAGTTACTCCGTCAATCGTAAACTCCGTAGCGTCCGCATTATCAATAATATCATAAATCATGGTACAGTCCTCTAGTTCTATTCTATAGCCGTGTTCTACCAACGCGCCAAATAACTTGTATATATCTATCATACTTAATCTAATCATATTATACCACCTAAAGAAATCCTAGCATATTGCATAGGGTGAAAAAAATAAACTGTTTATCTAGCGTTTTGATAACATGGTAAAGAGTTTTGCAAAATCACCACTAGTGTAGTGATACAATTCCCTAGCACATACTGTATTGTACCCTTGCTCTCTAGCCATGTCAAGCACTTTTTGACAATCATCAACGACAATTATGCTTGTATAATTTCCACAT